GAAGACCTCAGATAAACCGCTAGAAAAAATGTTTAACGGTAAACAATCGGCAATACCAGTCGAGAGGTAGTAAATATGGGCGCAAGAGGACGTAACTCAGCAGCAGAACTGTCTGTTGTAAGCACTATTAGCCAAAGAAGACCTAAGCCACCGGCAGATTTAACGCCAGAGCAGGCAGAGGAATGGAGGGCTGTTGTTAGCCGATTGGACCCTGGTTGGTTCCCTCGTGAGACTCACGGCATATTGGCTCAGTATTGTGTACACGTAGCTGAGCGCAAAGACATTGATCTGATGATCTCCGAAATGAAAGGGAATCCAGACTTCGACCTAAAGGAATACGACCAGCTCTTGAAAATGCGGGAGCGCGAAGGCCGAGCAGCATCCTCTCTGGCTACTCGAATGCGCCTGACTCAACAAGCTACTTACGACCCTAAGAAGAAGAAAGCGGGGCAAGCGAAGAAGGCTTGGGAAGATTAATTGGGCTGGTCAGATAAGCCATTAAAGAAGCCTTGGCGCAAATACAAAATAAGGTATCTAAAGAATATCGCTTGGATTGAGCAAAACTGCTTAGTCCCTTCAGGCAAAGATGTTGGCAAGACCATTAGATTAAGGTGGTTTCAGCGGTGGTTTTTTAGAGCTATCTATTCTGAAGCTAATCCTTGCAGAAGGGTGATTTTCTCTGTTGGCCGAAAGAACGCCAAAACAGCTACAGCGGCGCTTTGCTTAGTTCTTAACTTGGCAGGACCGGAGGCTAGGTATTTAAGAAACGCCGAGCTGTATTCCACAGCAATGTCAAGGGATCAAGCGGCGATAGTATTTAACCTTGCAGCCAAAGTTATACGAATGTCTGAGGACTTGGCTTCTCAGGTAACGATTAGAGACACAAACAAAGAATTTCTAAACCCTGAGATGGGTATATTTTACAAAGCATTATCAGCAGACGCACCAACGGCCTACGGCTTATCCCCTGCTCTTACTATACATGATGAGCTAGGACAGGTTAAAGGCCCGCGACACGCGCTATATGACGCGGTTGAAACGGCAGCGGCGGCTCATGCTAGACCCATATCCGTAATAATCTCTACCCAAGCCCCAAGTGACAGCGATCTATTGAGTGTTTTGATAGATGACGCACGGGAAGGGCATGACAAGAAAACCAAGCTAATACTGTTTACCACTCCTGAGAATATGGACCCCTTTAGTGAGGAAGCTCTAAAGATAGCCAATCCCGGCTATGGAGACTTCCAGAACGCTGAAGAAGTCATGAGCATGGCTCAAGACGCAAGGAGAATGCCATCTCGTGAGGCTGAGTTTAGGAATCTAATTCTTAATCAGCGCGTAGAAGCCTACAACCCTTTTGTCACTAAATCAGTCTGGATTCAGTCCGGCGAGTCTCCAAGATTCAAGGGCCCATGCTACGGCGGGCTAGATTTATCAGAAACCAATGATTTGACCTCTCTTGAACTGGTTTTCCCGGAAGGCGGAACATTCGATGTTAAATCCCACTTTTGGCTGCCAAGTCAGGGCTTAGAGGACAGGGCTAGAAAGGATCGAGTCCCTTATGACCAATGGGTGAAAGACGGACATATCTTAACCACGCCAGGCAACTCGATTGAGTATGAGTTCGTGGCAGAGGAAATAGTCAGACTCTTTAATGATCACGACATTCGCAAGATCGCTTTTGACCGTTACAACATCCGACACCTAAAACCTTGGCTAATAAAAGCAGGGCTTACCGATTCATTCATTCAAGACCGATTTGTTGAGTTTGGACAGGGCTTTGTCTCTATGGGCCCAGCTCTAAGGGTTTTTGAGTCTTTATTGCTCAACGCCAAACTCAGGCATGGCAATCACCCCGTTTTGAATATGTGTGCGGCCAACTCGGTTGTTAAGCATAACGAGGCAGGAGATAGGAAGTTGGACAAAGCGAAATCACGAGGCCGGATAGACGGAATGGTCAGCTTGGCTATGGCCTGCTCTGTCGCCAATGAAGACGTTGGCAATTCTCGAATATTCCCAGTAGACCTCGCGGAGTTAGCGGTTTGATTGATCCAACACTAAAAAGAATCGCTGGGATGCACGTTTGCGACAACGGAGATCATGCTTTTGTGTGGCTATCCCATGACTCTATTGTGGGCGAGGTCACTGTTTACGATTCCTGTATTTTCAAAAAGGAGGTGGCTGCTGTTATCGCAGAAGGGATTAATGCTCGTGGTCGATTCATACCGATTGCATGGGCTAACAAAGTACACGCTGACAGCCTCCTAGAGCGCGGGTGTCGGATGATTCCAGAAGGGGTCGATCAGTCTAACTCTATGGCTGAAGTCCTTTCTAGGGAGATATGGGAAAGCATGAGGCGCAAGAGCTTCAAGTTTGATAAGCGATTAAAAGACTGGCGCGAAGAAGCTGAAACTTTCCAGAAAGACAAAGACAAAATTCCAACAGATACCCATCCCTTAATGGCCGCTACTAGAAACGCTGTCGCAAAGATTAAATTTGCAAAAAGGCAGCAATCAAGATTAGCAAAACGAAAGGAGGGGCGCAGAGTCGCAGTGATATGAGCATTAAAAATGACGCAGCAATATCAAGGCTAGAGAAGCAAGTCGAATCCATGCAAGCACAAATTGATGAGATTAAGGGCGAGCTGTTAAAAGCTCCTCGTAATAATCAAAAAAAGGCCAAAAATGAGTCTGAGTGATCGAGAAATACTCAATATCGTAGACCAAGAGTTTACAAGTGCTATGGGTTCGCCTGATGGTGAAATCTCTGAGGAAAGGGCGCTTGCTTGGGATTACTACAATTCTAAGCCGCTTGGCAATGAGATAGATGGAAAGTCTCAGGTAGTAACCTCTGACGTTTCAGATGTTGTGGACGGGATTATGCCGTCATTGCTCCGACTCTTTACAACTAAAGATAATTTGGTGTCATTTGACGCAGTTGGCCCAGAAGACGAGCCGTTAGCAGATCAGGAAACTGATTATGTCTCTCATGTATTCTTTAAGAAAAACGAGGATTCGTTTCTAACCCTCTATAACTGGTTTTTTGATTCATTGACTCAGAAAAACGGCATCGTCAAGTGCTGGTGGGATGACTGCGAGGAAATCACAGAAGAAACCTACACAGGATTGAGTGAAGATGAAGTATTTAAGCTCTTAGAAGATGATGAGCTAGAGCCTGTTGAAAGAGAAGAAAAAACTCAGCGGGTGGTCATTGAAGACCAGACGGCAGAAGTGACGCTTCACGATATTAAATTTAAGCGAACTACTACCCGTCAAAAAGTGCGTTTTGAATGCGTCCCTCCGGAAGAATATAGAATTTCTGCTGATGCAACGATGGTTAATCCATCGCGGGCGCGAATGGTAGGGCAGGAAACAGACATAAGACGGTCAGAGCTAATCGGTATGGGCTTTGACAAAGAAATCGTAATGGATTTACCGACTTCTAGTAACACACCGGATTCATCTGAGAAAACATCACGCAGAAACAAAACAGACGATACTCGTGACGCATCGAGCGACCCACTAGAAGAAGAGGTTACTGTCCGGGAGTGTTACCTAAAGTTAGATGGTGAATTAAGACAGATATTCACGTCTAACGGTGTCATTTTGTCAAATGAGCCTTGTGATCGACAACCGTTTCACGTTTTAAGCTCGAAGCCATTGCCCCACAAACACTTTGGCACTTGTCCTGCTGAAATGGTGATGGATATACAGCAAATCACGACAACGCTAACTCGCCAAATGCTTGACAATTTATACGCGACTAATAATCCAGGTCATGGCGTTTACGAGCAAGCCATTGGCGACGATACGATGGACGGTTTACTGTCTACGGAGTTTGGTAGCGTAACCATATTTGATAGGCCGGTTAATGAGTCATACGCGCCCATGACAGTGCCTTTCACTGCCGGTGCAACATACCCCATGCTCCAACTGTGGGATAAGGCCAAGCGCGACAGGACGGGCGTACATTCGGATGCTCAAGGGCTTAACCCTGATGAGCTAAAGAATATTCAATCATCTGTAATGCGTGAAGCTGTTTCTATGTCGAAAGACAAAATAGAAATGATTGCGCGTATATTTGCAGAAACCGGCATTAAGTCGCTATTTCTTCATATTCACGAGCTAATTAGAAAGCATCAAAACAAAGAAGAAGTCGTAAAATTACGCGGAACTTGGGTTCCTGTTAACCCTGCCGGTTGGCGAGATCGCTTAAATGTGACCGTAAACATTGGTTTAGGTATTGGTTCGAGAGAATCAAATCTTCTTCACTTGAATTCAATTCGTGAAATTCAAGGGATGCTATCTAGCGCGGGATACTCAAATCTAATTGTAAAGCCTAAAAATGTTTACAACATGGCCAAGGAAATTGCCAAGAATGCGGGTCAAGAGCCTGATTTATTCTTTACCGACCCCGGCGATAAAATGGCCCCTCCTAGCTCTCAGGAACAGATGGAGATTCAACAGCAGATGCAATTGATTCAGCAGAAAGAGGCTGATCTCCAAGAGCGTGAAAATCGAGTCAATAGAACAGAGCTACAGCATCAACGTGAAATGCTCAAGATTCAACAAGATAAGATTGAGCATACCGATGACGTAATGGTTGAGCTTGAGAAGCTGAGAAACCAATTAACAGAAATGCAGCTTAAATACGATGAGCCGGTTAGAGGGGCAATTGTATGACAGACAAAGCGCGTGAGGCGATAACAAGAGGCGTTAAGGCAAAATCTTTGCTAGAAAACGATCTTTTGAATAAGTGGTGGGCTGATGTTGATGTTCACCTGAATATTCAAATGAGGCAGACAGAGCTAACCAACACGCCACGAATGATAGAGATTAAGGCGCTAATGGATTCTGTCACTAAAATGCGAAAAGACTTTAATCGTTATGTAGTAGCGGGAGAAAACGCTAAGACAAGATTGGGCGATGTGAGTTTAAAAGAAAAAATACTCAGAAAAGTAGCATAAATTTTATTAACGAGGCTCTTAGGAGCCTTTTTTATTGGAGAAGAAAATGTCCGAAGTCGAAGTCTCAACACCAGAGGCGGCACCGGAAAAGAATTATGGCTTATTGGCCGAAAAAGCGTTTGGTGATAGCTTTCATGGAGATGTACAGCCTGAAAAAGAGTCTATTCCAGAAACACCGGATGACGCTGAAATACAAGAAGTGGAGACAACGGAAGAAGTCGAAGCTGTAGAAGCGCAAGAGGATTCACCAGAAGACGAGCCTACCATAGCTTCTCTCACTGAATTGCTTGAAGCGGAAGGTTATGATCAGGAGGAGTTTTTAAACCTCGTGGTCGAGCAAAAGATTGACGGGCAAACTCGTAAAGTTAAATTAAGTGATGTACTAGCGACAAACCAGACGCTAGAAGCTGCTGAGAGGCGGTTGAATGACGTTAAAGAAAAAGCCAAATCGCAAAACCAAGCTATGGCAAATAAGGAGCAAGAATTAGATCAGGCATTTAACGTGGCTGCATCTGTTTTGCAAAAGCAAAAGTTGGGGTTTGAAGAAACAGAGAGGGCATTAAATGCCGACCCTCTGAGAACACAAGACCCGGCGGAGTGGACTGCTAAGAAGCAAGAACTTGCTGATCAGCGGAAAGCATTTGATTCTGAATTAATGCAGTTTTTACGCGCTCACCAGCAGCATAAAAGCACAAGCACAGCAGAGTCAGAGCAAGCAAAACGGGGAAGGCTAGTTAAAGAGCAGGAACTATTGCTCAAAGAGCTACCAGAGTGGGCAGATGAAAAAGTGGCAGAAAAAGAGCAGAAACAGCTAGGAGAATATCTCTATAGCCAAGAACTCGCACCAGAGTCCTATGAACTGCTCACCCATGATCACAAGCTCTTAATTATGGCTCGTAAGGCGGCAAAGTACGATGAAGTACAAGCCAAGGCAGAGCCAGCCAAGAAAAAACTAGTAGCGGTTCCTAAAACCCTTAAACCGGGTTCAAAAGCACCGCAGCAAAGTTCAACACAAACCGAAATCAACCGTTTAGAGGCTGAAATTAAAGCAAATCCGAATAGTCGTGACGCTTTGATGAAGTCCACACGGTTATACCAACTGCGAAGAGGCAATTCCTAATGGCACAACCAACTAACACCTATGCAACAAATGATATGGTCGGCATCCGTGAAGACCTAGCAAACACTATCTACAATGTTTCACCTGTAGATGTTCCGTTTTCCTCAAGTGTTCGACACACAGAGGCAACATCAACTAAGCACGAATGGCAGACTCAAGCACTTGCAGCAGCGGCTAATAACGCTGTAATTGAAGGCGATGACGCTACAACTGACGCTGGTAACTCAACTACTCGCCTATTTAACTACACGCAAATCTCTGACAAGGTAGCGCGTGTATCTGGTACGGGTCGTGCTGTAACAGCGGCAGGGCGAGCAGACGAGCTTGACCACCAGATGATGCTTAAAGCGAAAGAGCTAAAGCGAGACATTGAAAAAGTATGTCTTGATAACAAGCCTTACGTTGTTGGCAACGATACTCTTGCGCGTCAAACCGCTGGCGTACCTGCTTACATTGTCACCAATATTTCAGAGGCGGGTGATGCAACTACTGCTAACGGCACAGGCTCAAACGCTCACACTGATGGCACTGCACGAGCGTTCACTGAATCTCTTTTAAAGAGCGTTCTAGTGAGCTGCTACAACGAAGGCGGCAATCCTGATTGCTTAATGGTTGGCCCTTTCAACCGTCAAGTGGTTTCTAGCTTTTCTACTAATCGCTCTAACATCCAGCGGGCAGAAGATTCAACCCTTCATGCAACCTTTGAGGTCTACGAGTCAGATTTTGGCGAGCTAAAGATTATCCCTAGCCGATTCATGGAGGCTCGTACAGCTCTAGCATTGGAGTTGGATAATTGGGCTATCGCGTTCCTGCCTGGTCGAAACATGAAGACTACAGACCTAGCGAAAACGGGTGACAGTGATCGCAGACAAATTTTGTCTGAGTATGCTGTTGAAGCTGGTCAAGAGAAATCTTCTGGCGCTGTTTACGATCTCACGGTTAGTTAGTCAGTAGTTAGGCGTATTGCGCCAAATATGATGTACTTTCCTTTTTGGAGGTTATTATGGCGCAATGCAGTCGAAACTTTTACAAGGCCCTGCGGGGCCTTTTTTATTGGAGAATTTAAATGCCTTATCCTTATGTTCCGTCACTTGCTAGTAAGTTTGTGACAGTAAAGATTAGCAATGTATCAACAGCGGGGCAGGTTTATTTTGCTCCGGGCTTTAGTGGTAGAATTAAAAATATCACTACTGCCTTGGGTGGTGCGATTGGCACTGCTCCTGCTGTTCTAACGGCTAAAATTAGCGGTACTGCTGTAACAGGCGGTGTTGTTACGATAACTCACACGAGTTCGGCAGCAGGTGATATTGATTCAGCTACGCCATCTGGCGCGAA